CTCAATAATCTTATTTGCTTGTTTATCATCTTTTATAGAAAGATCCAACTCATCATGTATTTGTATGTGCGGTATAATTCCTTCTTTGTAAAGTTCTAACATCGCTTTCTTAGTCATGTCCGCAGCGGACCCTTGAATTAATTTATTGAGTGCCTTGTATGTATAAGCTCTCCTTATCCCCGGTCCATGTTCCCTGAGTGCATCTTCGTGTGGTAGTGCTTTATGCATACCGAATTGATTAGGCTCCCACAAATGAAACCTACATAATCTGCCTAGTAAAGTTCTTATCTGACCACGGTCTTGTGCACGATTAGATGCTCTCTCCATAAGTTGTTTAACAAAAGGTACTCTACCATGATACGTATTAAATAGTTCAGCAGCTTTTTCTTTTGTTACACCTAACTCTGCCTGTAATTTAGCTTTACCCATACCATAGAAAAGACCCAAATTGATCGTCTTGGCTTGTGTTCTAGGGATCTGTGCCATGTCTGCTACAGTCTGATGGAAGTCTGAGTCTTTGTTATTGTGATAAGCATCAACAACATTATAGACTGAGGGTAGTTTGTACAGCGATGCGTAGTGTACAACGAGTCTTGGTTCTTGCTGTGAATAATCAAAACATCCCCACTTACATCCTTCTTCTGGAATAAATAATGATCTAATCTTTGGACCTAGGTCTTTATTTCTTGCAGGTATTTGTTGTAGGTTAGGGTTCTGATAACTAAACCTTCCTGTAATCGTACCACCAAACTCTGATCTTAACTGATTAATATCTGCATGTATTCTACCTTTGTGCTGATACTTTAATATAGAATCAATAAAAGTTGTGTGTGCTTTGTTTATTTCTCTAGCTTTAGCAATCATCTTTACAACAGGGTGCCCGTGTTCTTGTAAAAAGTTTTTAGTAAAAGAGGGTGCAGCTGTTTTTTGCGTTCTTTCATATGGTATCTTTAAATTATCAAATACCTCTGCGATTGATCGTGCAGCCCATATCTGTGGTCTAACATTAGTTTCTTTTTCTATTGCAGTTAATAGATCTCTTTCTTCTTGCACTAATTGTTTCTTCATTATATGTGCTTTGTCTATGTCTACTCTTACACCTTTAAACTTCATATCTACAAGACAAGGAAAGAGTTCTGTCTCTAAATCAAATACATCTTCAAGATCTTGATGAATAATTTCTTTCTTCATCTCCTGCCATAAACCTAATGTAATCTCTGCATCACGTTCAGCGTAAGATCCTACGTGCATAGAAGGTAGCTTATACATTTCAGACTTGGGATCAATGCCCCACTCAGATGCAGCTTCAGCTAATGCACCTTCATTTTTACCGTAGCCAAGATAATGCCAGGACAAACTATTAAGATCATATCTAAATCTATTCTCGTCTGTGATGGCTGCAGCTATCATTGTACAAACAATGTCGCCATTTATTTTAAAACCTAGTTGTCTCAACCAACATACATCATACATGGCGTTGTGAAATACTTTTGTCGATGGTGCCTCTAAAATATCTTTAAGCCATTCTAAAACTTTTTTACGGTCCATGTTACCTCCACCTTCGTGTGCAATAGGGAAGTATCCTTTGAAACCATTTGTGGCTACAGCGATACCAATAACATCACCTTTACCAATTACGGAGCCAGATCCTTTTTCTTTTAGGTCTGGGTCTTTAGTTTCTAAGTCAATGGCTATCTCTTCTACTTGTCTAAGATCTGGAAACTCCGTTGGAATATTCCATTCTGTTTGTGCTTCAAACTTAGGTATTCTCATTGTTATCCTTTTTTAGTGTGAATCCTGGTGGTAGAGGTTTTGTGGTAGTGTCTTCTGAATAATCTCTTTCAATAATCATTTCTATAAAGTGTATTGCTTTCAACAAATCTTGCTTCTTACCTTTATCTCGATGTCTGATTATATATTTTATAGCACACCCCTCTGGGTATAGCAACTCATTCTCAACTACAAACTTGCTCGGCTGAATCTTATACTTTTGGTAGTGTGATCCTCCATGCTGCTTATCCCAAACTTTCGATGTCATAACTTCTCTCCTTATTTTTTCCTGCAATAAAATACAGGTTTTGTTTTGCTCGAGTAACACCAACGTACCAGACTCTATGTTCTTCATCCTGTTTTTCTACGCTTTTTTGTAATGAGTCTAGGGTGCGTCTAGACATATCTAATACCAGTAAAACATTGTCAGCTTCTCCACCTTTTGCTGCGTGTATGGTAGATAACTTTACTCTTGGTTTATTGCTTAATGGTTCTTTTCTTTCTAACATCTTTCTTATGTATAAGCTGTCGTCCATGTCTAATTGTAACAACTCATACCATTTTAAATCCTTATCTATCTCCTCTATAGTTTTATACTCGGTGTATTCTAAAATATCTTTAATCTCTGCTTCGTTTAATTCTTCACCTTTTACATATCGTGTCCAGTTAATAATAGTTTTGTATAGTTTTTCTGAAAAACTTTTTTTGTTTTTGTATTCATAATAAACGCCCATAGCCTGTAGGTCTGGCATTAGATTAATTAATCTGTAATTTGTTCTAGCTAGTATTAACCAGTTGCCATCTTGCACTGGTATTTCTTGAAGTGAATAAGACTCAGGATATATGTTCCCTGTTTCCTTACGCGGTTGCCATGTCTTTAGTATACGTCTTTCATCAGGAATACGGTCTAATATTTTATTAGCTATAGATTGTATGTTTTGTGGCACACGATATGATTTTGGTAATACAACCTCCTTACCTGGTTCTTTTTGAAATCGTTCTACATCAGCTCCAGCCCAGCCGTAAATAGCTTGATCATCATCACCAGCTAAAACAATATGCTTTGATTTCTTTTTAAGTTCATCATACATCTTCCATTGTATGGGTGATAAGTCCTGTGCTTCATCAATAAATACAACATCGAACGTTGGACAAAGATCGTTGGCACGATCAATAAATTTTTGTATCATGTCATTGAAGTCAACGAGTTTAAAAGCTTCTTTTCTATTATCTAGTTCTAATTTTAGTATTTTGACAATCTCAAAATCTAAATCTTCAGAATACATATTACTATTAAACTCTTCCTCAATAGATATGTTTCTTATTTTAGCTGCAGATATTAATTTAAAGTATTCACTATTTGAATCAACAAAGCCAGTGCTGTCTTCACCGTTTGAATATATGGATACTTCAATACCAACTTCTCTACCAATAGCAGCGTAGTCTTCATTCTGCATGACATTACTCTTTTTCATACCTAAGAGGTTAAAGGCAAATGAATGTAGTGTTTGAAAGTATGGTAGATCTTTGTCCTCTAACTCTGGATGCTTTTCTAACATTCTACCCTTTGCCTCTCCCGCAGCCTTTTTAGTAAAAGCAAAGTATCCTATTCGATGTAAAGGCACACCAAACTTAACTAACGTTCTGACATAGTGTAGTAGTTTTGTAGTTTTACCTGTGCCAGGGGGACCCAATATCTTTCTAATCATATGATCTCCTTATCGTAATTAATTTTATTGTGTAAAATTTTTACGCTTTTAAATTCTTCAATAGATATTTTAATTAAATGTTTTGTTGGTGTATTGTATTCACCTTTCTTTTGTGATGGGAATCTTTTCTCTTCAATAAATTCTACATTGCAATCTTTGTAAAAGTCCTGTATCATTACGCCCGTTTTATCTTCTGGATACTTCCAACCATTATTCTTTAACTTGTTATAAAAATTGGCAAATTTAAAATAAGCAAAGCCATCATCAATTAATACACCACCAGACTTGAAGCTGACATCGTTCTGTGCTCTTGCCCCGTTTATCTTTTGATGAAGTTGATCGTGTAGTTTTTCTTTTGGCGTTGTACCTATTGGTGGATCTTGCACTGTTAATGTTCTATATAAATCCTCTAAAACTTTTTGATCATCACCAGACTTAATCATTGGTGGTGGGAAGCCTGCATACTTTGATATAGCGTTACGTCTCTTTCTTTGATCATTAACGTGTTCTACATTCTTACAATGCACTGTTCTTACATCTTCACCATCGGGTAGGGTAACATCAAATGTGTATTCTGCGTCCGGTTCTAAATCAATCTTGACTAAATTAGTAAGGATTGGATAACTTCCTTTAGATCCACACAGAACACCAAACTTTCTTTTTACACAGATACCCTTCTTACAGTAATCACTGATGGGACTCTGTGTGCATGTGTATCCTTTGTACGTATCTCTCCATGATTTAAGTTTAGCTTTTAATTTATTTTTGTCCCATGCATGTGCGTTAGCACCTGAAAAAAATTTTACGGGTGCATCCATAACCATCTGCTCCCAGTTCTCTTCATATTTTAATTTTACAAAGACATGATAGTTGTAAAGAAATCTATCCTTACCATCGAATCCCTCTTCTTTTGTTAGTTTAGATAGTTCAGCTAGACATGGTGGACCCTCTCTAAATATATCATCAACACCTTGCATCGCAACCGCATCAATACTATCTGTTATTTTTTTAAGATCTTCCTCTGCAACAAGATTAGCCTCTACAACTTTTATAAACTCCTCAAAAGAAAATTTAGTTCCGTCTACGTTCAAAGCTATTCTTTCTGACTTTTTAAAATAAGGTAGATTAATAAAATTACCTTTACTTATTTTTCCTGTTTCGGAATCTTTTACAAGTCGTGTTTGTTTTGGAAATATTTCTGTGTCGTATTTTAATTTGAATAATGGCAACAGATTACTTAGAAAAGATCTTAATACTGTTGCGCTAACAAAATCTTTTAAGAATATATAAAGATGCATACCACCACTTTTCGATAGCACTGGTATTAATGGTAAATCAAACTTTTGTATTGTATCAAAAAACTTTTTACGGTCGTACTTCTCATAATCTTTGAAGTCGACATCGATGGCACCAAACCTTGCCAGTCCATCCTTAGTACAAGGTTGGATACCTATCGACCTTTCTCCAGCCAGGTGATCGTTGTAGACTTGGTTTGTTATGTCCTCGTCGTTCCAACGATAACTTGGTTTCTGCTTTTTAGTAATTGGATCTACTTCAAGGCGACTCATGTCGGCTTGACCATACGCAAGATCATAACCAGCAAAATATTTAGAAAATAAATTATCCATAATTATACAAAGGGCGGATCCAGTCTCCCATCACCGCCCTTTCTTCCTAACGAGGAAGTTCTAAATAATCGAATCCTTTTCTTCTGATTCATTTCCATGTTTGACTTTTACTTGTCCTTTGGAAATGTTTTCAGAGAACGCTTTCGCTTGTTGGTAAAGAGCTGCGTCTTCTATTGGACCCACCTTGTTTACTTTCCAACCAAACCAAGTGCCCTTATCATTTGACATTTGAGTTGTTGCTAGATTGTAAATATGACTAAACGCAGGTGGTTGATATAAATTACCACTCTT